AGACACCACCAGAGAAGCTCCTCTTTCCGGAAGCGATAACGGCTTCCTGCTTCGGTTGCAGGGCGAACAAGAACCCTTTCCGCCTGTCGGGTAAGCACACGAGTTGTCCCGCTCAACAGCTCCCCTTCATCCGAATAAATCGCTGGCTGAACCGGAATATCTTCATACTCTTCCGGTATATCTTCGTACTGTGCCTCCTCCGCTTCCCACGAATCCAGACAAAATGCGCTGTATTTCCGCCAGTCCAGACCGTGTTTCTCCATCACCGCTATCGCGGCCTGGACTGTCGGCCCGGCGTGCAGACGCGCGTCCTCGCCCTCCTCCTCAATTCTCTGTAACCAGCGCCACACGCCCGGAAGCCGTGCTATTTCTGCAAATGCCGCGTTTTCGGCTGCCGTCGCATCGCGCGGTGTATCCTTTAACGTCGCATCCGACACAACGGTCGGCGAGTTGCAGAGATACACGCTCCGGAACGCTTTGTTGGGCGCACCCAGGTCGCTGGTATTGTTAACCGATGGCCGGAATGCACCGTTAATATCTGTATCCATCTGCATGAATGCAGTGCCGTCACTACGGGCTGCAATTACATAAGCGTCAGCAGAATCGTCATAAATACCCAGATTCCCGGCTGTTGATACCTGGAAAGCTCCCGCCTTCAGCGTGGTGCTGATGGCCATGCGCTTCTGGGTTTCGTCATCCGATTTAATATTCACGCCCTGCAGGTATGCCACATTCCAGCGATTTGGCGATGACCCCAGATTCATTGCCTTGTCCTGGTCGGGATGAAATGCCGGCGAGACCGGACTCAATAATACAGACCAGGTCTCACTGCCATCGGTACAATAAAGCCTTGTGCGCCCCGCCGACTGAGTATCGTTCATTGAGTAAAGGTTAATCCCGCCACCGCTCAACAAATCCACGTCAGCGCGTATTTCCAGACAATCGTGCACGGTGTTCAGTCGGTGTTTCCACTGAACGAAGCGGCCTGTGTATTCTCCGGTTCGGAACGCATCCCCGTACAAACGAAAAACAGCAGCAGAAGTGTCTGTATCCGGAGCCTCCTTTCTGACCTCAAATAACGGGCGATGCGAGCGCAGATTCTGCTCATAGGCTGCCACCTGGAAGTCTTCATTGGGTGACAGGGCAATATTTACAGCATTGGGACTCAGAAAAAGGCTGGCATGGCTGTCAGGAAACGCCACGCCGGAGTCCACCAGATAGCCTGTGCCGTCGTAAGCCTCCACGGAAACCACAGCTTTGCTGCGTTTTGTCGCCACGCCACACGTATAAGACTTCGTGGCATCATATTTCGTTGCAGCCGCCGTTCCATATGCTGTAGGCGTCCAGTAAGATGGATTCACCGGGGAACGGCCAGAAAAATTTGTTGCACGTGCTGCAAAGTATGCCCCCTCAAAAGAAACCACATCGGCTGTCTGACACCAGAAATCCATATCGAGCAGATACAGTTTTCCGTTATGAAGAGCCAGCCCTTCGGCTTCCTGCAAAACGGGATACCCCAGCTCTGCATTCCCCAGCATTTTCTGGCGGCCATACCTGGCACGAACGCCATCCACATTGAACTGTCTGACAACTTCGCCCGTTGACAGGTTATATACAACAATGCGGTGAGTCAGAAATACGCCTGTATAACCGTAATAAGCAAACAGATAATGACCATCGCTGGCCATCCCCTGAAATGCCTGCGACACCATTGACTGGGTGGACAGATAAATCCGGTGTTTAAACGTCAGAGAAGCGCGATCGAAAACATAAACTGTGCGGCGGTCATCCCTGTTGTAATGAAGATGGACGGCTTCATTACTTGACTGAACAATCAACAGGCTTCCGTCTACCGACAATGCCACCGTTATAATTTCATCCCCGGTAAAAAAGTCAGAGGTGAAAATCTCCGTACGGGTGACATCTGTCAGACTGGTGTCAGCCCCATTCCAGTTGATGATATTCACACCCTTACCGTCAGCGGTCGGGGTATACAGCATCACGCGATCGTCTTCACATACAGCCCCGATACTCTGGTGACCAATATCAGCGAAAACGGGAGAAAACGAAATGACCGTCGGGTTTTCGTTTTCTCCGTCAGGGTTAAATGTCGTTTCAACAATCCTTACGCCACCCGATACAGGCTGATGCAGAAACATTCTGGTTCCCTGCGGCGTATCACAGATACAGAACCCCTGACTCATATTATCCGCACCGTCAAAAATCCCGGCGTAGTCAATATTGTGGACAACTTTATGCTGAAGAACCACATCATCAATGACAGTACGATGAAAACTGGATATGGCTTTATCGACGTAATCCTGCGTCGCCATCACCGTGCTGGCATCAATACTCAGCTCAACAGACGCCACGTTACTGACAATAATAACCATGCGGCAGGTCTGCGCACGCCCGGAGCCTTCAGCCAGTTCAGGCTTATAGCTTTCTGCCATGTTAGCGACCGCAATCAGTGTTCCGGCATCGTCATACAGACCAAGTTCACGCATCCAGAAGCCGCCCACTTCTGGCGGTACAACCAGTTCAGCCACGATATAGTTTTTATTCTTGTTATCCACGCTGACTTTATTCAGGGCGTGACGCCAGACCTCATGCACCAGTTTCGTCTGACCAGCATCCGGCACCGGCAATTTGCCATTACCGTCACCCACGGCCATTGCAGACAGGGTTACTTTTTTCCCGCCGGGGACAGTGGCGGCTGCCAGCTTTGCGGCTCCGGCAGTAGTGATAACGGTTTTAAATTTCGTGCTCATTGTTTCTCACTTATCCGGGATAAACAGTAATAACATCACCATCACAGACCACACCGCCTGTATACAGATAGCCGGGAATGTCCTGGATAATGTTCAGACCGATAAGGTGGCGACTTGCGGGTTTGGCATCGGCAATCAGCCGTTCCATTTCCAGATACATCTCCTCCGTGATGCCGCTTTCCAGTACGCCGATATCAAGGCGGAAGGTTCCGGGCGGGTCGTTTGTCTCCCACCATTCCTTTACGTTAATTAGATAGCCTAGCGGCTCCACCACACGCCGGATTGCACCTATAGTGCCTTTATGACAGTGGATGAAATACGCATCGCGGATAACGGCGCGTTTTGTCGCTTCCGGCCACTTTTCATCCCATCTGTCGACCGAAAACGCCCACGCCAGCCACGGCAGCAGATTTGCCGGGCAGGTGTCCGGGTTCCACAGCTCACGAATACTGACCGGTGTTTTTTCAATTTCCGCACAGGTTTTTGCGGCGGCGACCTCAAGCGGTGATGAGCCGGTCGGCAGCAGTCGCGAATCACTCATCCGAGCCTCCGGTCACGACGCGGTATTCAGTACAGAAAGACGCCTGCGTGCTGTTAAGCACGATATCGGCCAGCGGTGCAGCCAGTTCGACACGCTGCACGCCTTCCACATGCAAAGCGGCATAAATGGCAGACAGACGGATGTCGCGCCCCAGCCGGTGCTGTGCCGTGATGTACGCTTCCAGTTTTTTCACGGCAGCAGCGCGGATGGGTTCGCTTTCGGGACCAGGGTAAAGGTAAAGCGTGGCGTTTATCTGGTATTCAACAATGGCGGCAGACTGCACGGTCACGCGGTCGGCCACCGGTCTGACGTCCTCGCCATTCAGGGCGTTACGCACCACCGCCAGCAGGTCTTCGGATGCGACACCGTTATTCTCACGTGACAGCACAGAGATGGTGACGCAGGCCGGAGACGGACTGGTGACAGAGATATCCGCGACACGCCCGTCAGCACTGCGACCATGATACTGATAGGCACCCACCGACCCGGCGACGCTTAAACCTTCAAACGCCTGCTGAATACGCAGACGATAATCGGTATCAGATTCCATCACTGCCGGTGTCGGCGGGATAGTCGAATCATCTGCCGGGGTGATAGTCAGACGCGTGGTGTTGTAATTGGCACCAATCACATCAAGGTCATTACCCGCGGCACAGGCCAGCATCACCGCCCGTGCGGCCTCATTCACACGCTGACGCCAGATAAGCTCACGATAAGCATTTTCCTCCAGCAATTTGACGAGAGGCTCGGATTCCAGCGTCAGGGTACGGGCGACCGCCTCCTGCTGGGCTTCCGGGTAAAGGGAAATCAGTGTCGCCTTGCGTTCGGCGAGAATGGTTTCAAAGTCCAGCTCCTCGACCACATCCGGTGCGGGTAGCTGGTTCAGGTCGATAATCGGCATGGTTTCAACTCACAGGGATGGTTAACGAAAGTGGCTGGCCGGTGTCGTTGTGCTGGCCGGTTAAGGTGACCGTCATTCGCCCGTCAAAACTGCGCTCAGTGGTGACGGATGACAGGGTGACGCGGGGTTCCCATTTCAGCACCGCCATGTAACAGGCGACCTTAATCTGCAACTCAAGCGCCGGGGTCTGCGGCTGGTCAATCATTGACGCCAGCAACGAGCCGTAATCACGACGCATCACCCGCGAGCCGACCGGTGTGCGCAGGATATCGCCGATACTCTGGCTGATATGCTCAAGGTCAGTGACAGTCAGGCCATCACTGCAATTCATTCCGAGATAACGCGCTGTCATAGAGGGCTCCCGGTTGTGCCGCCGCTGTCGCCGGGGTGTTTATGGGTATGCAGTACCTTACCGTTTGATGAGAGTTCACCGCCGGTGTGTTCAATGTTGCCGCGCATCGTCCCGCCCTTCTGCACTTCCAGCGTGCCGGTAATCAGCCTGTTGGTGCAAACCACCTCCGGTGTGTCCAGGGTGACGCGGGTTGATGCTTTCACCATGACCACCGGCACCGTGGCAGTAACAGAATCAGAAGCCGTCACGCTGGCCGTTTTAATTCCGCTTACCGTGAGTGCACTGGTTTCGGGTTCATACTCAATCACCGCCCCGTCAGGGAAACGGATATGCAGGGCATCCGCCGACGCAGACGGCGCGGGGTTATCGCCGGAATAAATCCCCGGCAGAACGAACGCCGTGTCGAGTTCACCGCCCACAGCCAGAATCAGCACCTGTTCCCCCACGGAAGGTGCCCACCATGTGCGCGAACGTCCGGCACGATGGGTCAGCCACTGAAGCCAGTCAGTGCACATGCCACCGGTCTGCACACGGCAGCGACCGGCTTTAAGGTTGGTTTCGACGACAAGGCCGGTACGAATCATGTTGCGCAGTGCGCGCGCGAGTTCCTGAATATTTGCGAGAGTGTTCATGCGTGTGAGATTGCACAATATATAAAAGTTATGCTATCTGGATTCATTTGTAGAACGACCATACAACATTCGAGGAGAGCGTAATGTTCAGTGATAATGTGACTAATGCGTGGTGGTTTATCTCTTTGTATCTATTTTTATTAATAGCATTAACATTTATTACCTTTGGTAAAAGTAATCTTATGAGGTTTATTGCACATCATTTCAATTTTGAGTATTCAGACAGAAAGTTAAAAATGCTCGACAAAAAATGGCGCGACATTCAACTATTTAAAATAATTAACGGAATCAATGTATCAGGCATCGAAGATGTGAGAATGATACAGCAGGGGCTGATTGATGGAAAACTAAAAACATCGTATTTTTTTCTTACTCGCTTCTGGGGTGACATAACAAAACCACCACACATAATTAAAACAATAATTGTAATTCTGTCCAGCATTATTTATATTCTCTTCGCATGTTATATACACAACAAACAATCCGCTATAGTAAGAGATGCCATAGGCATACCATATAAAAATATGATGTACTATGTTTATAGTGACAAAGTTCTTTTATCCTTCAACAATAAAACAGTTGAATTCAATAAAACTTATAGCCTTGCCGATTGCAAGAGGCTACGAAACATATTTATAAAAGACACACTTCCTGAGATCGCCTGCAATAAGCTCTTACAGCTAAACGAGGAGGACTCGGAATGGTTAAGTCAGGAGATTAAAGATAATAACAGCCAAAAAAAAGCATTATTAATAATATCCCTCATCTATTTCATTTCAGGTCTGGTTATATTCCTGTCATATACAAAATTCCTTTACGCCAATAAGAAGGTTGTAGAATACAAAGCATCAAATAAAAATCACTCATAAGCCTCTAAACATTGAGCGACCAGCATGGCCGCTCAATGTTTAATTGCGCATCAGCCTCTGCCTGGATAAAACTAACGCTCAAGGTGAGCCAGGATAATCTCTTCAATCATCTGCACATCCTCACCGGTAAAGCCGAGCAGAGGACGCGCCGGATAATCAATTTTCTTACCGTCTTTCCGGGTTTCTTCCGACAGACCGAACTGATGCACACTGGCGATTTTCGGCGACTTCCCGCCGTAAAATTCCATTGATGCCTGTTCCGGGCTGGCGCGGATATGCAAAAAACGACTGGTAATAAGTTTCGCAAACATTTTTCGCTTAACGCGACCGGTCTTTTTTCTGGCGCTCTGCTGCTGACGTGGCGCGTAGGGGGTGCCGTCCGGGGCTTTCTGTGCCATCACCCGACGCTGCTGACTCTGACGCAGACGTTTCGCCAGTTCGGCGCTCAGTCGCCGACGCCCTGACGGTGACAGCGATTCAATCAGCCCGGTCAGCCGGTCTTCAAAACGCTTAAACTCATTCATCCCACTTACTCACCAGTTCGCCATTGATATAAAGCTCCATCGGGCGGGTGACCGGCTCCGGCGGCGGGGGTTCCGGGATATTCTTCACATGCAGCGCGCCGCCCACCTCACTGACCAGCGTGCGTTCGGTCAGCATCAGGCTGATACTGATATCAAAGCTGCTGTCATTGTTGATGTCTGCATAAAACGTGAAGCCTTTTTTCTGGCCTTCGTCGGTGGTCATGATGTCGGGCTGATTTTCCCGCAGCCACGCCAGCACCGGCACGATGAGCAGGTCAAAATCACCGGTAAAATCGGTCACAATGACATTGAGCGTGTAACGCTTTTCGAATGACAGCGACGTCGCCAGTGTGGAGGCAATACTCCCGTTATCCACGAATATCCGAAGCATATCGGGGTTAGTTTTCAGCACCGTGACGGCATCAGTCAGCGCCCTGCGCAGGCTGTCGGGTTTGAGCATCGTTTTCGTCCTGACAGTGTTTAATCATTTTTACCTGGCTGGCACAGCGTGCCAGCGCGTTCTCAAGCTGCCGGATATCGGCACTTAAATCGCCGTTCGTCTGCGGGTCACTGCCCGGCATCGGGCAAAGACTCACTTTCGGGCAGGCGTTGTGGACAATCACTGGCGTCGGTGCAGGCGGGGCGCTGGTGCAACCGGCGCACAGCATCAGGCAGGTCAGCGCCATACCAGCGGCGGAAATCTTCGTTTTCATTGAGTAATCTCGTGATGGTTTTCTCGCGCTGAGCTTCACGCTTCGCGGCGTTTTCCAGTTCCTGACGCAGTGCCACCTGCGCCAGCTCGTTTTTGTCTGCCCTGGTGAGCGCAACATGAAGCTGATTTTTCAGCATGGTGATGGTCGCCTGTTGCTCGCTGGCTACGTTGTTTGCCCTGTCCAGTGAGGTGCGCAGGCTGGCGTTTTTATGCTTCGCCAGAAACAGACCCGCCACCGCCAGCGATAACAACACGACCAGCACAATCATCAGCCTTGACATGGTTCCCGCCCCTCAAAACGCTGACGGCAGGCCGTACGTATCAGCCGGAAGAACACCGATGCCAAGAGATAAATCAGCGCGGTAAAAATCCACCCGGCAGCGACCAGCGAGATAAATGTCGCCACCATCACCACCAGAGCTACTGCCCGTCTGCGCCACGGCACCGGCTGCAAAAACAGCGACGTGACAATCTTCACGGCCAGCGATTCCGGCGGCAGCTCCCGTCCGTAGCGTTCCAGTACATACTCAGTGGCATACACACCGACACCACCGGCAACCACACAGATAACCGTCGCCAGAATCGCCCAGGTGGCGACAAAACTGACGGCCACGCTCTGCGGGTAAATCAGGGACAGTGCCAGCATCAGCGCCAGCGACACGTTCAGCATCTGTGAAAGGGATAATTTCTTCATGGTGTTTACTCCGTTTAAGCCGGTACGCCGCCAGCGGTACGCCAGACGGTGACCAGTTTTTCCAGTGAATGCTCACGCTGACCGTAACCGGCACCCGGCAGGGACGCCCAGATATTGCGACAGCGTGAAATGGCGCGCTCAATGCGTCCCGCCCGGATGTCATCCAGTGCACCGCGTTCGCGGATCAACTGAATGGCGAGCCTGTCCTGTGACAACGGACTGAAATCCGGCAGGGCAAGCTGTTTGCGGTAGTGCGGCCAGAACAGGTAAAGCTGCTGATAGCGACCGGAGGCCGTGGATTTTTCACCGCGACGGTTAAACACCTTCGCCGGTCGGCCATGCGCGAACGGGTGGTCACTGTAGTCGGTGAAAATTTCCGGCTTTCCGTCCAGTCCGGTGACTATCACGTCATAGCCCCGGTTTTTCGTCAGCGGATGATTCGCCGTCCCTTCGGACACGGCCAGCATGTCGAGAAAGGCGGCGATATTCTGATGCGTGTTAATTACCGGCATTACGGTTTCCCCCTGCCCTTAAAGCGGCGCTGAATGGCAATCTCAATCACCTGATAACCGGCGATACCCAGCATGGAGCCGATGCCGCACACCGCAGGCAGTGACAGGTCAGGAAACTGCACCAGAACAACACCGGCAACCATCGAGACAAAACCACCGAGCAACATGCGCCCGATAAACAGACGCGGGGTGATGGGTTCACCACCGGCAAGCACCTTGCCGACAACAATCAGCACCCCAATCATGAAAAGCGACAGGACGCTTTTTTCTTCTGCTGTCATGCGTTACTCCCACAGATTGACAGTTTCAGCCACGGGCGCGGTCTGAACGTCGGGCAGTTCGACGGCGGTGCCGTGTGGCAGCACCGCGCCCAGTTCAGCCAGTCCCGGATTTGCGGCGAGCACGGTCTCGACCACGCCCTCAGTGCGCCCGTAATACCGGACACAAATGGCGTCGAGCGTGTCGCCCTGTAGCGCAAAGGTCTTCATCAGATTTGACTCACAATGCAGCGCGGCTTGTCCTGGATACGCGCCACCGCCCAGCGCATATCCCGCCACAGTTCATCAATGGTGCTGTCAATGCTGTCGGCCTTCTTGTCGCCTTTCGCACTGGCATCCACGCCGCGATAACGCTCATAAAGCGACGCGGTCGCCATCGCACACACGGCGCGCTCGTAGTAAAAAACTTTGATGCTTTCACCGTCGATGTCGTCCGCCGGAACGTCCGCCAGACGCGTAAAACCGGCGGCAATTTTCTGTTCGCGGTACTCGTACAGCTCCGCATTCGTCTCCGCCATGCCTGACTTGATGGCCTCACGCAGACGGGCGGGGGCGACGGTCTGCTCAAGGCGCATACGTTCCCGGACGCGCTTCGGGTCGATATCGGGAAAAAAGAACGTGTTTTTAATCACCGGCTCGTCGCCTGCCGGTTGCGGGATGACCACCGTACCCTCACCGGACACGGGAGCCTCCTTTCGCGGAATAATCAGCGTCATCATGACTACCTCTGAAAAGTCGGGCGGTGGACGCCGGTGCAGTGTCAGGTGATTCACCCTCACTGACCGGCGTGCCGCCCTGGCGCGGGGCGCATTCGGTTGTTAACTGGCTTTCTTTTTCGGGCGTCCACGTTTTGCCGGTGTCACGCTCCGGGTCTTACGCGGGGCGCGGGTGGCCGCTTTTGGCTGCGGCTCCGGCTTCGGTTTCAGCTCCCGCTCCAGTCGTTCAATCTCTTTTTTGACGCCTGCCTGACAGTCGAGCTGTGTCGCACGTTGCAGGTGAGCCAGCGCACCGGCGGCATCACCAGCGTCACGCAGAAACAGACCGGTGATTTTGTGCAGCTTTGCGCGCACTTCATCAGGCATGTCAGCCGTGGCGGTCAGTTCAAGGGTCTCCGTCAGCAGGCGGATATCCACAGATTCACCGGCAGCGTGAGCGCGCATGGCCGCGAGTGCGACCTCCTCGGTGAACATGTACGGCGGGGTGCGGCGGTGTTTACCCGGCATGGTCAGACCGTACTTCAGGGCATAACGGGCAATCTCCAGCGCACCGGCAATATCGCCGGTATCCAGACGCCACAGCATGACCGTCATCAGAATGTCATCCTGTGCACCTTTGCCCTGCTCCAGCACACCGTTCACCCACGGCAACCAGAACGGCAGCAGTTCGCGCTTTTTCGCGGCCTTAAGCTCTTTTGAATAAATCGCTTTCAGTGTGCGCTGGTCTGCGGCCAGCTTGACCAGCATCTGCTCATAGACAGTTGCATGTCGCAGCGGGGCGGCTTCCCGCTGCGCGGTCATCGCTGCCGAGACCCGCATCATGTGGCGCTGTGCGGGACTCGTCATCGGTTACGCTCCCGGCTCTGCGGTCGCCTTAGCCGGTGTGGAGAAATCACCGACCTTGATTTTTTCCACCAGACAACCGGCGGCGTAGTCTTCCACCACGTAATCAATGTTCATTGACTCGTAGTTCTCCACGCGGTCGAGTTTCGGGTTTTCCACAATCACGCGGCGATGGCTGTCATCCATGTAGTAGATGGACAGGTTTTCCAGCTTCGTGATGAGCATCGCATCCGCCGGGAAGTACGGGACGCGTACCGCTGGCAGGTTACCGATGCGTTTCTGGCTGATGATGACGTCAGCGGCCAGCATTTCGCTGTTGTCCTGCTCCTTGTTAACGATGGGGAAATACTTGTCCGCCAGTAGCTGACGCCCCACAATCACCACAAGGTCAGGGTCTTCCTGATACCACGGTTCAATCAGGTTGTTGGTCGCATCCATCACCAGTGCGTCGAGGCTTACATAATCACCGCCCTTACCCACGCGAATAACCTCAGAGGTGGTGTGCCCTTCCTCGTCAGTGACCTTGCTCATCACGCGCGCCGGGGCTTCATTGCGGTATTTCTGCAGCCAGCCGACCGCCACATCCTGCAGCATCGGATTGCTGCTGCGGTCAGAGGTTTCGGCACGCTTCACGCCGTTAAAACCGGCCATGATTAAATCAAGGGACTGGCGTTTGATAATGGCGTTACGGACACGGAGCTGGAAATCCTGATAACGCGCCCACAGGTCCAGCGTTTTGTAGCGGATATAAAAATCGAAGTTAATCTGGTCGCATTCGTACTTGTTTGACGCCAGCTTCGAGAAGTCCTTCGGCTGACGCTCGGTGCCACCGGCGGTGTCGGTGGTGCTGGCGATGGAGCCGGTGACACCGATGCCAATTTTTTCCCCTTTCATTTCGCTGACCGGCACAATGTTGATGCGGGTCAGAAAGTCAGAGGACTCCTGCATGGTGTTCATCAGGGTCTGGGTGACCGACGGTTCAACGGTGAATTTTTTCGACACATCACCGGCGTCGATGCCGTTCAGTTCGGCAACACGGGACAGGTAGGCATTAAATTTAAAGCGGGTTTCCTGGCGCATAGTTTTTCCTGAAATTAAGGGTTAATCGTGAAGGTTTTCCCGGACTGACTGACGCCGGTCAGCAGTTCGTCATCAGGGCGTCACCGCCACCACCGGTGGCCTTGCTGCGGCGCTGCTGGGTCAGACTTTCGGTGTGGTCGAGACTGTTTTTCAGGCGGGTGAATGCCTGGCTGGTTTCATCCGCCCTGTCAGTCACATCCTGCTTAAGTGCGGAAAAAGCGGTTTCCATCTCAGCGAGGCGCTGCTCAGTGGCGCTCAGTTTTTCCTGCACATGTTCAGCAACAGCGGTCACCGCTTCATGCACGTCATTCAGACGGGCGTCATCGCTGGCCTGTTTGCGGCCAAAAATGGACTTCACCTTTTCGGTCAGGGCGGTGAACACGGTTTCAGGCAGGTCTTCAAATTCCAGCTCAACGGGCGTTGCCACTGAAATCAGGTTTTCAGGGCTTAATTTGAAGCGGTTCAGGGGGTTGTGTTTTGCCGTGCGGCAGAATTCCAGGTATTCCGTGCCGAGGCTTGCCGGGTCATCGGTGACGGCCAGACCCACCAGATAACATTTGCCTGTATTGGCAAAGTTCGGCTGAATTTCCATTGAGGTATAGACCTTCTGCGCGGCCTTGTTCATCGCGATAAGGTCATCGGTCGGGGTGATTTTCGCAAACAGCGCCCATTTGCCTTTCAGCGCCGAATCATCGTCAATCTTTTCGGCCTTCAGTTCGACCACATCGCCATAACGCTTAAAAATACCGTCAGGCAGGACGCCGCGCAGATGTTCCAGGTTAATGCGGCAACCATAGACTCGCGGGTCAAAGGTTTCGGCCATTTCCTGAATATCCTGCGCACTGATGACACGCCCGTCACAGGTGTCACCCTCAACGCCGATACGAAAGAATTTTGAGACTTTTTTTGCCATTGTCAGGAGTCCTGAATAGTGATTAGAGGAGTCACATGTCGGCATCAGTTTCCCGACGATGCGCATCCTCCGCCATCAGTCCCGGATGGCTTATCACTGACACAACAGCACCTTAGCGAATCGCGGGGCGCGACTCAGTAGCCTTGCCGTGTATTCATCACGGCGAGGTATTCATGACCATCACCACAGACACCACTCTTTTACACGACCCGCGTCGTCAGGCGGCGCTGCTGTACTGGCAGGGGTTTTCCGTGCCGCAGATTGCCGCCATGTTGCAGATGAAACGCCCGACGGTGCAGAGCTGGAAACAGCGCGACGGCTGGGACAGCGTTGCCCCCATCAGCCGTGTCGAAATGAGTCTGGAAGCGCGGCTGACCCAGCTCATCATCAAACCGCAGAAAACCGGCGGTGACTTCAAGGAAATTGACCTGCTGGGACGCCAGATTGAACGGCTGGCGCGGGTCAACCGCTACAGTCAGACCGGCAACGAGGCAGACCTTAATCCGAACGTCGCTAACCGCAACAAAGGCGGGCGTCGCAAACCGAAAAAGAATTTTTTCAGTGACGAGGCCATCGAAAAGCTGGAGCAGATTTTCTTTGAGCAGTCTTTCGACTATCAGTTGCACTGGTATCGCGCCGGGCTTGAGCACCGCATCCGCGATATCCTGAAATCCCGCCAGATTGGCGCGACGTTTTATTTTTCCCGCGAGGCGCTGCTGCGCGCCCTGAAAACCGGTCATAACCAGATTTTTCTGTCGGCCAGTAAAACGCAGGCGTATGTGTTCCGCGAATACATCATCGCCTTTGCCCGGCTGGTTGACGTTGACCTGACCGGTGACCCGATTGTCCTGGGCAATAACGGCGCAAAACTGATTTTTCTCGGCACCAACTCCAACACCGCGCAGAGCCATAACGGCGACCTGTACGTCGATGAGATTTTCTGGATCCCGAATTTTCAGGTACTGCGTAAGGTGGCATCAGGTATGGCCTCACAGAGTCACCTGCGCTCGACCTATTTCTCCACCCCGTCCACGCTGGCGCACGACGCCTATCCGTTCTGGTCGGGTGAACTGTTCAACCGGGGACGCGCCAGCGCCGCCGAACGCGTGGAAATCGACGTCAGTCATAACGCCCTTGCCGGTGGGCTTCTCTGTGCGGACGGCCAGTGGCGGCAGATTGTCACCATTGAGGACGCCCTGAAAAGTGGCTGCACGCTGTTCGACATTGAGCAGCTTAAACGCGAAAACAGCGCCGACGATTTTAAAAACCTGTTCATGTGTGAATTTGTTGACGACAAGGCGTCGGTATTCCCGTTCGAGGAGCTGCAACGCTGCATGGTCGACACGCTGGAAGAATGGGAAGACTATGCGCCGTTTGCCGCGAATCCGTTCGGCTCCCGCCCGGTCTGGATTGGTTACGACCCGTCACACCGTGGCGACAGTGCCGGATGCGTGGTGCTGGCACCGCCGGTGGTGGCCGGTGGCAAATTCAGAATACTTGAGCGTCACCAGTGGAAAGGCATGGACTTTGCCACCCAGGCTGAATCCATCCGCAAACTCACCGAAAAATACAACGTCGAATACATCGGTATTGATGCCACCGGCCTCGGTGTCGGCGTGTTCCAGCTCGTGCGCTCGTTCTATCCCGCCGCGCGCGACATCCGCTACACGCCGGAAATGAAAACCGCAATGGTGCTCAAGGCAAAAGACGTCATCCGCCGTGGCTGTCTGGAATACGACGTCAGCGCCACCGACATCACCAGCTCGTTTATGGCTATCCGCAAGACCATGACCAGCAGCGGACGCAGTGCCACCTATGAAGCTAGCCGCAGCGAGGAAGCCAGCCACGCCGACCTCGCCTGGGCGACCATGCACGCCCTGTTAAATGAGCCACTCACCGCCGGTATCAGCACCCCGCTGACATCCACCATTCTGGAGTTTTACTGATGAGCAAGAAAAAAGGGAAAACACCGCAACCTGCGGCAAAAAAAATGACCGCCAGCGCCCCGAAAATGGCGGCATTCACCTTTGGTGAGCCGGTGCCGGTACTCGACCGCCGTGATATTCTGGATTACGTCGAGTGCATCAGTAACGGCAGATGGTATGAGCCACCGGTCAGCTTTACCGGTCTGGCAAAAAGCCTGCGTGCTGCCGTGCATCACAGCTCACCGATTTACGTCAAACGTAATATTCTGGCCTCAACGTTTATCCCGCACCCGTGGCTTTCCCAGCAGGATTTCAGCCGCTTTGTGCTGGATTTTCTGGTGTTCGGTAATGCGTTTCTGGAAAAGCGTTACAGCACTACCGGTAAGGTCATCAGACTGGAAACCTCACCGGCAAAATATACCCGCCGTGGGGTGGAGGAGGATGTTTACTGGTGGGTGCCGTCCTTCAACGAGCCGACACCTTTCACGCCCGGCTCCGTGTTTCACCTGCTGGAGCCGGATATTAATCAGGAGCTGTACGGCCTGCCGGAATATCTCAGCGCCCTTAACTCTGCCTGGCTGAATGAGTCGGCCACGCTGTTCCGCCGCAAGTATTACGAAAACGGCGCACATGCCGGATACATCATGTACGTCACTGATGCCGTGCAGGATCGCAACGATATCGAAATGCTTCGCGAAAACATGGTGAAGTCGAAAGGCCGCAACAACTTTAAAAACCTGTTTCTCTATGCCCCACAGGGAAAAGCCGACGGCATTAAAATTATCCCGCTCAGTGAAGTGGCGACGAAGGACGATTTTTTTAATATCAAAAAAGCCAGTGCCGCAGACCTGCTGGACGCGCACCGCATCCCCTTTCAGTTGATGGGCGGCAAGCCGGAGAACGTCGGGTCGCTGGGTGATATTGAGAAAGTGGCAAAGGTCTTTGTCCGCAATGAGCTTATCCCGTTACAGGACAGGATCCGTGAGATAAACGGCTGGCTCGGTCAGGAGGTCATCCGCTTTAAAAACTACTCACTGGACACTGACAACGGCTGAACATCGCCGCCTGCGGGCGGCTTTTTTACACCCCGTCATCACGCCCTCACACGCTCACCACCGCACAAAACACCCCGCAGACACACCAACGCCCCGGCGCACAATCTAAACGCCATCACGACGCGCTGAGACGCTAAAAAATAAAATCAGCACCACCGCCAGCGCGCAGTGCTTTCCCCGCCTCGCCCGCCCGCTTCATGCAGGGCTTTAAATGCAGTGCAGCAGTAATGGTTAGAATGCGCCAGCACTGATGTTAGATACCAGAACTGGCATTTAAAAATGAATGCAAATAAATGCACCAAACTAATTACTTACTGACAAAAAATAAGTAAAATCAGGCGCAAGTTGGCATTGAGACCCCTTTCAGGGTATTAGGAATAATTATTTCAGGAGAAAAAATCATCACTTCCTCTCCAGATTTTTTGAGATGCGCTGTATATTGCAATGAATACTCAACTTGCGGAAATCCATTATAAATATCTTTAATTTCCTTAGCGTTATCATAAGAAACAAGCCAATTTGGGAAATTAATTTCTGTGAGTTTCTTCATAACCAATACATGGTCATCATGCTCATAAAAATTCCTGTAAAGCCCTTGCCCTTTAATATAGTAAGGAGGATCCAAATACAAAAGAATTTTATTTTTATCCACCTTTCCCATATTATCCATAAAATTCAAGGCATCAAGAAAATCCAAAGCATCCAGATTAGTTACTACTATTCTTTGATTATAATTTGCTATCTTCTCAATTCTTGAAATTAAATCCGCCCTGTTAAAGCGAACATCCATTTTCCATTTTCCATTTTGTGATTTCCCGCCTATAACCCCCGCCTTGAGAATACCTGAACGATTTGTTCTATTTAAGAAAAACGCAGCAAAGCCAACCTCAAGCTTAGTAAACTCAGAAGGATTCGAAATAACATAGCGATGAAAAGACCATTCATCCATATCTATCTTTGCTCGGCTAATAAGTCGGCAAAGCTCATCAGTATCACTAACAACAGATGACCAAAAAGAATAAACAGCAAAATCTGCATCATTTATATAGATTTTACGGACATACTCTTCCAATAATAATTCTAAAGCCACCCCTGCACCACCAGCGTAAGGTTCTGCATATGCTCCATCATTCAACGAGTTTTTTTCAATAACATCTTTTAAAAAGTAAGATAACTTACCTTTCCCGCCGGGGTATCTTAATGGAGTATAAAATTTCATAAATCCCTCTCATTCCTGATTTTGTAGTTTATCAGTTTCTGGACATCCATGTCCAGATGTAGACAAATCTCACTCACTCCAAATAAGGCTTAATAACAACTCAAAGTTATCCCACTCAGTGTTGACAGCCTCTTTTGAGGGAATTAAGTGTGGGTTATGTACATACTGCTGCAATGAACCATCATGTTTAGTTATTTGGCTCGAGAAAGTTATTACAGCCGTACATTGACTCCCCGTCATCTTTTTATTTTCCCGAAGGAAATTAGCACACATTTTAACCTTATCATGAAGCCCTGGAGTTCTATGTGGTTCCTTAAATTGTAACTTGTTTTCTTCAACAAAAGTGCTTACAGAGAGATCTATAAATATTCTCAACAATATTGAGATAGCATTAGGGGTGTTATCAAATGTCAGATGCGACTTAAGCTCATTAAATATTCTAGAGCATTTCTTATGCCCTCTAAAATTAAATTTCACATAAGATGGCACCAACACATTACGATCTACTTTAGGAGGAGTTTTTCCCTTGTTTTTATTCTGTTCCGTACCCGAAACTTTAGATTTACTCTCTTCTGTGCCTACATGTCTAGAATAATCATCTTCCTGTTTATCCACACCTGTATTCTTTAAGGCATCACCTTCTGAAAGACCTACTTTCTTTACACTCACAGATGCATCATTTTTGTCAATAGAATCATGTTTTTTCTCTGTAAGAAAAGATTTAGACTCTAGTAAACTCCACGGCTTATCTAAAAGAGATTCTGAAGGTTTTATTTTTTGTTCAATAATAAATGTAACCCTGTCATCTTGGCTACGAATCCTATTAACAGTAAAACAAGCCTTACCTTTATCATCCTCTTCAATCATTACATCTAAAATATTTTTTAATTGTGCACAAAAACGTTCATAAGGCTGATATGAGTATAGAACTCCATTAATGCTTTTTAAATTAAAATAATCCCTCACCTTTAAATCACCAAAAAGACGCGTGATGTTTGTGATTTTTAAAAGTCTTTTTTTAGCAATTATCTCTTTATATAAATCAGTATTGAACTCTATAAATGTAAGTATTTGATTACCAAATGACTGCTTACCCATCCTAGCCAGATGTCGTGCTTTTTCTGTTGCAGTCCATTCAACTCTTCCAACTCCAGCATTTTGACCAGTATGCTTTAAATTGACCCAATGCTCATATTCATCATCGTCAAAAAGAACGCAGTTATCTATAACATTAATATCTTTAAGCTGAGTAATCTTAAGTTTTTCAAAAGCTTTCCGTGCTTTTTCTGTTGGTGCAAGTCTAGGAGAGTGTAAAAGTTTAAGGGCTGTAACTCGACGATTACCTTCAGCAACGACGAAAAAGCCAGATTCCTCTTCACTAGGATAAACTAATATGTTTTCAGACGGATCTAAACCTTTCGAAGCAATATCTTTAGCCAAGCGATAAATGCGGTCGTACTGCAAGTCAAGCATCTTGGCAATAGCATCACGCTGATTTTCTGCTGACGTCGGGAAACGAGGGTTATCAACATCCAAAAGTAACTTATTGATATTCATTGATTTTAGTTGATTCATCAACATATCCTCTGTTGAATCTTTATGATAAAAATTAATTATTTTTATCATAAATGATAGCGTAAACATAGTCTTATGAACGACATCAGCCCTGAAGCTTCAAAACTATCATTTACGTTTGCGAGGCACCATCTATCACATTGATTTATAATAAGTATCTTTATCTTCACTGCATTACTCTCAAAAAATCACATAGATGGAAATTCCCCGTTGACACACTCCCAAGTGATGCAGATACATTTCAAGTGCTTCATACACATGATAACGGCTATCCCCCTAAATTCTGTGCGTTTCTTTTCCCTCCAGCACAAGGTTGAAATATCTTGCGTGCAGCTTTACTTTGTGAATCTTTGTCATTATATCCGCGCCATTACTGTTGAGAATCCCGGCCACTCATCAGCGACCGGATACGTGAATTTTTTCCCGTCATAATTTACGGTCGCGCCACGCGCCAGCGCCTCAAGCTCCCATCGCTGCGGCCTGATACCGTTCTGAGCAAGGTCAACGCGGATACGGGTAATTTGCATTCTTTCCGACCGGGTCAGTCTGGCCGATGGTGCAATTTCATGTGGTTTTAACGGGCTTCCGTTTCTCTGCTGACGATTTGGTGTTCTCAGCCCGTATTTTAATGCGCCCCTGAGCGCCCTCACGACCTCCGGGTCATTCCATTCGATAACACCGTCATCAACCAGATTAAGCACTGCTGCGGCGTGTTCAGAAGGTGTGGGAGCCGGTAACGAAGTATCACCACCGGTGAGCTTTCCACAGTTATTGACAGGACTCCGAGGCGCGGCGATGCCGCTTTTTAAAGTCAAGGGCTCAACGACCGGAACTTTCGGCACAATGCGCCAGTCCGTCGTTCTGGTGATATGAATATGACGCGCGCCGAGATGCGGCGCGTAAATGCCGACCACTCTCTCGACTTCTTCCTCATACTCGTTAACGTCATCCGACGGGCTACGGGCGACCCTGACAGTCTGACAATCGCGCGGGACATTTGCCCCACCCTGCGCGCTGATATACAACGCAAAATCACCACTGTCTGCGGCGGCGCGTGCAGCCTCGACGCGCTCGTCAAACTCATCAGCAATGCTGACGCCGCGAGGCAATTTGCGTAGTTCACGGTAAGCCCCCATTGTCGGCAGACCAACCGTTTTAAATTGCGGGATGCGCCACGTTGACGCCCATGCGGTAACAGCCGCGGCAGTGTCTTTCAGCGGTCTGCCGGTATCATTATCGAGCTGACCATCCAGTGCATATCCGTCGATATTTTTTGAGATGTATTTCGCGATATACCCCGCAGCACCGCCCCGGTTAAGGTGTTTCGCCTGAAAACGGTTTCGCGCGGCTCCTCTTTCGTCGCCATCCTCTTTGAGCGCATAGCGACGCATGATTTCGATAATCTGGTTACGCTGGCGTGGATTACAAAAAAGCATCATATGCCAGTGCGGCGTTCCGTCGTGGTGTGGCTCGACGACACGCAAACCGTAGACCTGTAAATCATTATCCTTGAATGCCGTGCGCATCAGGCTCCAGATACGGCAGAGATAACGCTGCGCATCCTTTGGATTAAATGCCTCATCATTCCAGCCGTGATTAAGCTGGACGGTTTTACTTTCGCCTTTTCCGACCTGCCGTGTCGGGTGATACTTTGACGGCGTGGTCAGCGTGATAAACATCCCCACATCACCCTCTGCGGCGGCGTAACGCTCAATACCGGCAATGGTGTTCATCAGCTCCATCCGGCGAATTTCAGGATTAGAAATACTGCCCATCACCTTACTGATAAGGTCGATGCGCTCGCCGGTTTCCCTGTTTTCAAGGTCACACGATTTAAGAAATTCCAGATTTGCCTGGCGGCGTGCACGCACATCACGAATGGCATGTTTACTGGCATAAGGAGAACGGTCTTTATTCACCTCCCCGACAGCAATCAGTAACGCCTCATGCCAGCGCATACGCTGGCCTTTAAGCTGATGAGTCCACCACTCATCGTTAAACAGACGGGCAATGGCAGAATATGCCTGCCTCGTGGTCATCTGTCCTTTACGGTATTTTTTCCAGTAGAGAGGGGAAATATTGAAAGCACGTGCAGCGCCAGCAACATGACCATAGAGGTGAGCCTGCGCCTCATCCGTAAACAGCGATTCTTTTTCGCCATGTGCATCCACCCAGGCATCGCTGAGTTCCTCATACATCATGAAAAGCTGCGATGAGATACGGGCGGCAAACTTTTTCAGCTCCTTGTCATTCATTCCCGGCAGGCGCGCATAGTGGTCACGCTCTGCCAGAAACAGCAACGACGCGTCGGTGTTCATTTCATGGCGCTGATTCACACGCTCAATGCGCGGCCATAAACGACGCTGAAAAGTGGATGTGAGGAAATAAAACCCGTGCACCGGGCTTTTATTGCGCCGGATGTAGTCATAGCGTGAAGTAAACAGCGAGCGCAAAAAATAAGGCAGGCGGTTAATCGTGGATAAAACACCTTGCACCTGACGCATCTCGTCACGTGTAAGGGGTCTTTCGCGCCCGAGGGCCTCGCGTGGCGCGTTCCATGCATAAGCACCGGTAAACATCTTACCGGTGCCTGCGGCAAATGCTGACGGAGGGACAAAACGCCCGGAGGCTTTAACGTCCATATGAGCCAAAAGCCTCTGAACAACGCTTGCTGAGTTGCTCAACCTGCACGTTTAAATCAGCAAAAGACTTTGCGCTTCCGGTCAGAATATCGTGATGCATCAGGCCTGAAACGAGCTGGCTTAATTTCGGGTAATAACCAACCACCGCCAGCCATTCCTGACCGGCGTTTTTACCGCTTTCCGCTCTCTTTTTCTCGTGGAGAATAAACTGAAAGCTGTCACTGGTAACGACATAACGTTCGCCAATTTCAATACGAATACTCATGCCGTTCTCCGGTAATGTTTGTTTTTTGCTTCAAAGACTGACTGACAGGAAACACAACGCGTGGCTGACGGGTAAGCCGCACGACGGGCAGCAGGTATTGGCGCGTCACACTCTTCGCAAACCAGCGCAGAAGCACCGCAATGTTTTACCCTTGCCGCGTTAATCTGACGCTCCAGTAATTCAGCCTGTTGTTCCTGAATAAAATCTACGTTGTCCGGCATTACCAGTTCCTTTTGTCGTTCAGTTTTTTAAATTCATCAGCGCAATAGCTGGCGATTTCTGTCGTTAATTTCGTCAGTTCATCCACGGAGGAAATTTGCTTGTGAAATACAGCGCGTTTAACAAGTAAATTGACCACATCAGACAGGAGGTTTAATTCACTCTGATAAATCGCGATAACAGATTCAGTTATTTCGCGTTTTTCTTTATCAAGACCAAGTTGAATAAGAGACAAATCGCCATTTTTCATAACGGCGATTTTTAAGGCATTGTTCAGTAAAACAACTGAACGAGAACAGGACATCAAAGCACCTCCCCGCGAGACAATCCGATGTTGTGAAATTTTTCCGACTCCTGACTGAGCAGCTCGACTATCTCCACGCGGGATAACTCCGCCTTTGTGATGTGGCGAATCATGGCGTCAAGATGAGAAGAAAAGCGCGTCGCTGCATCGGCCTGTGCTTCGGTTCTGGCCTGTTGCAGCAGTAATGCGTATTTACCGCACTGATTTTCAGAAACTGTATGCATGACTTTCTCCAGGCAAAAAGAAGCCCCGCACAATTAAGTGCGTTAAAAACTCTGGTTAATTACTTAATGCAGATATTGCTCTGGTTTTACCGATGTCAGAATTGTCGGTGCATACTCAAACAGACTGAATAATTCACGTAATGCACGGAATAAAGCATCACGCCAGTAACATGATTCTTCATTAATTCGCCAGTATGGCTGGTTGAATTCTTTTTCTGTCAATCTGGCATGCATAAATAAAGTACGCCGCTGACTGACTGTTAAAAAACTAATATATGCATACTCACTTGCACCGACCTGACGGCGTTTTGAGAATGCCCCACGCAATTCATCAATTGCACAAACCAGCCGTTCACGTTCGACATCGTTCATTTCTTCGAAACGCATCGTTGCGTGACGTTGTTTTAACTGCGCATGGAAGCAAACCGTTAGCCGTTCACGTTCCATCATCTGATTATAATAATCACATGTCTCCTGCCAGCGAGGGACGGCCAGATGCTTACCAATTATCCGGCGCATAGCTGCTGGCTGTTTTTCGACGAGATTAAGTGTCATCACTGTCATTTCCAGACCCTCCGGCTTTTCAGAAAGGTCAGAGCCTTTTTTAACGGACTCTGTTTTTTGGTGCGGATAATGATTCCCTTACGCCCCTTACCATGGGTGATGGTGAAGTCAATCGCCCTGGGGCTTTCGTTACGCAGTAACTGAGCAATACAACGAGGTTCATTCATACGGTTCTCCTTAACGTGGTTCACCGAGACCTAACCACATCAACCAGCCGTCACGAATCTCTTTAGGGCGGCTTTCATAAGCCAGTTTTAGTCCGTTATTCCATGCCGGAAGGTATACCCAATATTCACCTGCACGACCTGAAGCTGATTGTGGATCGGTCATATCAATTACAGGCAGCTTTCCTTTATCGATCATCCGACGAACCGCTCCTGTCGATTTTCCTATTAGTTTTGCGAACTCCTGATAAGGAATCGCATCAGTCATGAGTGTTACTTGCTTGCTCATGTCGTCCTCCAGCCCTCATGAATTGCGTTTAATGCCTTATAATGCCTTTTAGTGCACACATCCAAGCACTAAACAATCTACATCTAAACTAAATACTATTGAGATCTAAACACTATGTCAAACACGATAAGCGAGAAGATAGTCTTAATGCGAAAATCAGAGTATTTGAGCAGACAACAACTTGCTGATTTAACAGGGGTTCCGTATGGCACGCTGAGTTACTATGAAAGTGGTCGTTCAACACCTCCAACAGATGTCATGATGAACATCCTGCAGACCCCACAATTCACCAAATACACTTTATGGTTCATGACCAATCAGATCGCTCCTGAGTCCGGGCAAATTGCGCCCGCTCTCGCACACTTTGGGCAAAACGAAACAACGTCGCCCCACTCCGGTCAAAAGACTGGTTAACAATTCATCGTGAATATATTCATCACAAGTGCCTACTATTGGTGGCTAAATTTCAGCCACCACGAAAAAAGCGATTAGTAGTCGCCAAAAAACACACCACTCGGAGGGTTTTCTGATGGCAATCAAAAAACTCGATGATGGTCGATATGAAGTGGACATCCGCCCTACTGGACGTAATGGAAAACGCATCCGTAGGAAGTTTGATAAGAAAAGCGAAGCTGTCGCTTTCGAGAAATACACGTTGTACAACCACCACAATAAAGAATGGCTATCAAAACCAACAGACAAGCGACGTCTGTCGGAGCTGACACAGATCTGGTGGGATTTAAAGGGTAAACACGAAGAGCATGGGAAATCTAATCTTGGAAAAATTGAAATCTTCACAAAAATAACGAATGACCCATGCGCATTTCAAATTACGAAATCGCTTATCAGCCAGTACTGCGCCACCCGAAGAAGTCAGGGTATTAAACCTTCGAGTATCAATCGTGATTTAACATGTATTAGCGGCATGTTTACAGCCCTGATTGAAGCGGAGTTATTCTTTGGTGAGCACCCTATCAGAGGAACAAAAAGGCTTAAGGAGGAAAAACCAGACACAGGCTATCTCACGCAGGAAGAAATTGCCTTACTGCTTGCTGCTCTTGACGGCGACAATAAAAAGATTGCGATTCTTTGCCTGAGTACTGGGGCACGTTGGGGAGAAGCAGCTCGTTTGAAAGCAGAAAATATCATCCATAACCGCGTCACGTTTGTTAAAACGAAAACAAACAAACCACGCACCGTCCCGATCTCAGAGGCTGTTGCCAAAATGATCGCGGATAACAAACGAGGTTTTTTATTCCCTGATGCTGATTACCCTCGCTTCAGACGAACAATGAAAGCAATAAAACCGGATTTGCCAATGGGGCAAGCCACACATGCACTAAGGCACAGCTTTGCCACTCATTTCATGATTAATGGAGGAAGTATTATCACGCTACAACGGATACTAGGTCACACGCGGATTGAACAAACTATGGTTTACGCTCATTTTGCGCCAGAGTACCTTCAGGACGCCATTTCTCTTAATCCGCTAAGAGGTGGTACTGAGGCCGAGAGTGTCCACACAGTGTCCACAGTAGAGTAACGTTTAAGGGCTTTCAGTGGTAATTTATGCCGCTCAAACCCGCATTGTACCGTTGAAAGCCCCTACTGGTGACACCCTAAATCTCCCTTACACGGGCTTATTTTTTATGCATAAGCCGTATCCTGGTCACCGTCTTCCATTGACCACATCGATAGAATCCCCCTTCATAGCACGATGCCTTTCACTTATTGGCATCGTGCTCGCACAGGTTCCGGTTACGCACAGCCAGAACGCGCATGTTTGACGCTTACCAAAAAATATTCTCACTCTCCACATTTGAATGTCAGACGAGCGACGCCATGTAATCCTGCACCTTCTGTCTTCAGGTCAACTATCTGCATTTTTTTGCCCTGAGTAACACAGAAATGAGCTGCATCATTTTTTACTATATTTTCTGCACCAGAAATTCTGCCCCTGGCTAAAGAAGCTTCGGCTTCGGTGTAGTATTGGTTATCGAGTTTACGCTGAATATTACTTTTATATGCAAGACCAAATTTACCGATACTTGTCTCATCATTATGTACAGCACACCCAGACATAAGAAAAACACTAATTAATGATATAGCAGCTATCTTTTTCATCTCACCTTCCCCCATTAAATACCAACGACACTCTCTAGTGTTTAAATATAATAATGGCATGATTATTATAATTGAATAGGATTATAATAAATGTTCTGTACAACATTTCCTACATAAGTAGGAATTACGGACATGGAGGCCCTTCCGGGTAACTCCATGAGGGCTTTAATATATTATATTGAAGATGCCACTGTTTAGTTGAATATTAGGTATATGCTCTTTTTTGAAATTTATCGGTGGCAGCCGTTAGTATTCGCTGTCCCCATTGCAAGCTCCTGGTGGTAACCACTGAATCCTCCATACTTGAACTG